TTCTGTGCTAGCTCGACTACTGCACTTACTACCTGCTCAACGTTTGCAGAAGTATCCTCGTTGGATAGCTTTACAACACCAGCATCAGTAAGAGCAGCCACTAGCTTGTTTGAAAGCTCAGCAGGATCTGCTGGCTTAGCGGCTTCGGTCTGAAGAGCAGCAACGTCAATTCCGTGCTCATCCTTCAGAGCTGCGATAAGCTCTTCCTTTGTCATTGTTTCTTGCTCCTCTACCTTGGGTTCTTCTTCGGAACCTGATTCAGTATCTACAACTTCATCTGTAGTCGGTTCAGTTAGAAGAACCGCTTCTTCAGAATTATCGGCAGATGCTTTAATAATTTCCTCATACTCGTCCAAATTTGTAATGTAAGGACGGTTAGTTACAGCTACATGGCAAAGTGTAGGTCCAGACCTCTTACCTGTACTGGTATCTGTGTAGTCCAAAGACAACATGGCGGAGGCACCGATGTAGGTGCGATCCTTAAAGCGGTCTGCATTTCTGCGAGCATCAATAACAGCATAAACCTTGTCACCAGACACCTCAATATCAATGACTTCTCCAACATTTCTGTCAGGGTCTTCAACATGGGCGTTACTGTCATTCGCTAGAGGAACCTGAACAATAGGACATACCTTGTTGTCAAAGTTCTGCTTCATAGTATTGACGAATGCGTCATCTACCTTAATACGCTGCTTGGTAGCAGGGTGAATCAATTCACCCTTAGTCAAAATATGCTTTCTGAACAGCGTTCCAGAGCTACGACGAGATAGCTCAACGTTAGCTTCGGTTAGTTCACCGTAAGCCTCTCCATCCCTACTAGGGATGATTACTAAATCTGACATCTATTCCTCCTTTGCCAATATACTATTCATCGGCACAATTCAAATTTCATTTAAAAAAGTTGACATACCAGAATCCCAGTGGGTTAAGAATGCCTTTTCGGTAAGACGCTTACTTAACTGACCGTGCTTATTCTGGTAGTAAACGTTCCCATCGGCAGAGACAATCAGGAAAGCCTTAGCATATCCTCTGTCTCTGCCGTAGCGTCCTACCTTTAACTGCTTACCTGCAAATTCTACGTACTCGGGCTCCTTGGCCTCAAAAGTAAATCCCTTTTTACCAAGTTCTACCAGAGCGTTACGAAACTCTAATAGATCTGAATTCATTCCTTCTCCTTCTTGATGGATGCGCTCCAGCCTTTAGCCTGGAACTTCTTCCAATCGAATGCTACTGGTAGAGACTTGGAACCATCAGGGAACTGAACCTGAACTGTTCCATTAGAGAGCACAAGAACCTTCGCATTCTTAAGCTTAGGGTGTGTCAAGATTCTTTGAACTGCGGCCTTACCCTCAGAATTACCTGCCTTAACCTTAAGGTCTTCACCTTGAGATACACGAGAATCAGAAGACTTAGCAATAGTCCCAGTTGCAGGCTTCACATTGCTACGACGCTGGGCTGCACCAGCCGCACCTGCTCCGGTACCTAGTGGTGTCCCAATAGGCAATCCGTAGCGACGTACGCCCTCCTGAGAGTTTACTTTACGAACTCCTGCCAGGGCTACCACTTCCTCGTAATTAGATAGGGCAAACCCTTCAGGCAATAGCTCTGTAGGAATCATGTTCTCTGCATTAGGTGCGCCGTCTGGTGCAATCTCTCCACCGGCATCTACACCTTCATTAAGAAGCAATGCTTCCTCTTCTTGCTCGATTGTCTCGTAATCGATCTCAAGACCAAATTCATCAGCAACCTTCTTCTCCACCTCGCGGAAGAATTCCTTAGTGAAGTTTCCACCAGTAATACCTGCAAGGGTTGTGAAGACATCTTGAATAGCAGCCTTCTGGTCATCCGTGAACGGTCCCCAGCGGAACTCTGGATACTTACCTGAGTCGAAGTTCCAATCAATGAACTTAGGAATGATGTAATGGTTAATGATAGAGGCGATCTCAGTCATGATTGTCTGAAGCATCATTACGAACAGCGAGTCGGTCTGCTTACCGAAATCTACAAGTGATGCATCTCCACCAGTACCTTGATTCTCATCGAAGAATGCAGCTAAGACGGACTTGGACATCTGAGAGTTGTGATGGTTGATATATGAAAGAAAATCAAATGATCCACCTTCCTTAAGAAGCTCGACCACATAACCTTCAGGCATAGTCATCCACTGCGCTACACCAAGATCAGATAGACCACGACGGAAAGCATTAAGCTCGTCGGTTCCATGATCCTCCGGAACAGTACCTACACGAGTACCTACAGCAGAACGCTGTGCTGCAAGGTGCATAAGGTAATAAAGCTTAATCTTCTTGTCATAATGATAGTAAGCGCTTTGGAAATAGCTTTGCCCGTAGAATCGATTCTCCTCCTCTTGTGCTGCGTAGTACACACATGCTTCACGAGGAATCTTTACATCGATAAGTTTTCCACCGGGCTTCTCTGTAACTTGCCTGAAACCATCAAAGCTACCATCTTCAGATACAAGAAACCTTACAGTCTGAGCCGGAAGGTAATTCATCTTCTTAAGAATCCATTTACCCTTAAGAGGACCCTTCTTAGCATAATCATAAACCATCTCGAACGGGGCATAGCCATCAAATACAGCCTGAAGCATCTGAGCAATCACACGAGTAAACGGAACACTCATACCACCAGCGTTAGGAGGTAGATTGAATAATTGCTGAACAAACTCAGCTTCTTCCTCTCCACCTTCAACATTATCTGCTGGTGTAAATGTAGCTGTCTGAAGGGCTGCACGGATAGGCAACGTAATAAGACGGTACAGGGCACGAGCCTGTCCGTCTTGGCGACGCATCCTGACAAGATCAGCGATAGTTACGTCGGTATGTTTTTGAACTAAGTGTGAGCCCTTATACGGTTCTGTAAAGGGCATATTGTCGCTAAAGCCAATTTCAATCGATGGGCGTGGCTTTGGTGTCACCCTGTTATCATCTTTTGCCATTGAAAACCTCCTGCCGAATCTTTTTTAGATATCGGCAGGAGTAATCTCAAAATTGTTCCGGCAGCATCATTGAATGACTCATACCGATTGGTAATTCTACTCTGTCACCCATAAAAAACTCTGCTTGCCTGTAAAAAGCCGCTTCTCCGGTCTCAGATTCTCGTCCGCCTTGCTCAACAGCTCCAAAAATTGCGCAAGCCATAGCATCAGCTTCATCCTTAGAACCCATACGCGGATGATCGATCTTTCCGTTAGGAAGCACAGTCAAACCAAGAAGTTCATCGATTAGGAACTCTCGCTCTGTAGCAATAAGCCTTCCATCGTACATAACATCCATGAGGTTTCTCCAAGGTTCGTTCGAGCGGTCGGTAGAAACTCTCTTAGATTCAACTCCCGACTTTTCAAGAATTTGCATGGAGTCACGAGATTCAAAACCATCAAAGGTAAATCGCTTGATCCTGAATCCTCGCTTCTTAAGTTCATAAGCCAGTTCACGAGCCCAGCGAATTTGAATCTCCATAGGAGGATTAGCACCTTTATCTGCGGCAAAGGAGAATGCGAAATCTAGCTTAACAATAGGACGCAGTTCTCTGACGGATACCATGTCACCATTCTCAACTTGAACCTGAGATTCAAATTCCTCCTTTCGCACTACATGCGCCATAGCGATTCCGGCGCGGTCTTGTGTAACAGCCAGGTCGCCGTGCATACAATACTGAGCACCTTTAATTGGCTTGAGATCTGGATCGAAGTCATACCTAACTTCCCAGGTATCGCCATCCCTATAGTAATGTACTTCAATAGGCTGGCGATCTTTCTTTGTGAATGCAGAACGAACTAGGAATTCATTACGAAAGAATGGGTTAGATGCTTTAGATGGCTTACATTCGTACTTAGCTTTAGCCATGGCGGCATCTTCTTTGTAGTCCTCTACATAAATCTCTGGAACCAGTTCGTCGGTACCGTCTACGGCAACCATCTCAAACTTCTTGAAGTTAGGGTTTACTACCCAAGTAGGTAGTGGTCCGGATGCATAATGACGAGACTTAGAACCACGCTCTTTAACATCTTCGTGAGAAGAGGTAGTAAGACGCTGGATAATAGATCCTAAGTATCTAGGGTATGAGATACGTACGTTCTTGAAGGTAATGGGGAAACGAGTTGATGATGAAGTTCTCATCATATCCAGAATTCCTTCTACGGTATTCTGTGGAACTCGTCCTGTAGTGTTACCACGAACCTCTTCCTTGGACTTGAAACCGTCTACCTCATCAGCTACGCCAAGCAGGAGGTTAAGACCTTCCTGAGACTCGGCTTCTGAGTGCCCTGAGATCGCCTCTACGTTTTTATCAAAAACGATTGCACCACGAGTAGGGGCAGCTTTATCTCTAAACCATGGAGACGTTCTCACAAGCTTCTCGATGGGATCGAAGAATGCTCTCTGAGCCTGCTGTGCGTTCATAGCTACGTTAAGAAGATGGATGGAGTCCTGCCCTGGCATACCGAAATATTCCTGAGGGGAACGTAGACATAGTAATAGATACGCTACGCGAAGAGAGATGGTTCGGCATACGTGACCCTTACCTGAACCTTTACCCCACTGAAGATTAACGAAGTTAACCATTCTCAACGGTTCAGCCCAATAAGGATCGAAGTGCTCGCCCATCTCTTTATAAAGCTCAGGATAATAAATTCTCTCAGCATGGCGAACAGCTTCATACTGCACTGAAGACAGTTTCCATGAATCTCCGGCTCCCATAAATTTCTTATCTCTTACGAACACATCTAGAGGTACTGGGTCCTCCACAAAAATATCTTCAAGGCTGCGCCTTGGGTTGTCTTCCATCGCTCCGGACAACAGGTCTGCTAGACTCATATGTTGCTCCTTAAATTAGGTCTCGCACAGTCTTAGACAGCTTCATCAATTCTGCCTCTTCCAACTTTAGCTGGTGGGCAAGCCTTACTGTCTCAAGTAAAGATCGATTGGCTTTCTCTGTACAAGGAATTAATGTTGCCATCTCTAACTGAGCATCGGTCAACCTGGTTTCAAGATCCGTAAAGATATTTGTAGTCTTGACTTTATTATCCAGCTTAGCTGCACGCTTCTTGCGCTCCCACTCAGCATAGGCCTTAGCTGCTTGAGCACGTGTTTTAGCAGTAACTCCGCCTCCTCCAGATGCCCAGGTTTTTACTCGACCTACCGCAATAGCAATACTCTGAGAAATAGACTTAGAACCATCGCGATGAATAGCACGAGCGATACGACAGATATAATCCGGAAGACCTCCTACAGCCTTCTCCTCAAGCCAGTTCTGATCTCCTGGAACACGAGCCAGAGAGCAGCGAGCTAAATAAAGAACTAGAGCCTGATCATCA